AATTGTTCTTTCTTCATTAATGCACCAGCTACCGTTCCTGTATCTCTTTCTTCTAAGATTTTTGCATGGAATGCGGGTGGTACATCTTTTAATAGTTCTTTGTCACTGATATCTTCTTCTGTGTCTCCGAACTTCTTGGCTCTCCATAGGTTACCCATATCTCCTGAATGAGACACTGTATTAAACATTTTAAAAGATGTTTTCAGTGTGTCCATAAATGATGGGTCTTCTTCTGGTCTGATAGCCACATGTAAATCATTGTTTCTAACTGCGCGATTATATTCCTCACGCCTTGCTGGGTCTTGTAGCATAACGTCATAGGCGTTCCTTAATGGACCACCATCGTTTTCGTATGATGCCTCTCTATCCCAGTTATGCAATTGGTGTCTAAACCGTGATACTAGTTCAGGTTTCTTATATAGCTCTACCATTGCTGTGTCTAGTTCTTCTTGTGTTGCTTCGCCCTCGCTGAACAAATTATTAACTCTAGTGAAGTTCTCCTGTAATCGGCTGACTTCTTTGAATTGTTCTGCTGTTAATGGGTCTTGTGATTCTCCCGCCTGATACTGTACATAGGGGGAGTAGAATTCTTTGTATTGGTTATGTAACTTGGGGTCTGGGTGTTTCCTAAACTTTGTGAAGTAGCTAGAAAAACCTTGGTCTAGTTGAACTAAACCAAAGTTAATCTTTTCGCCATTCACTTCTCTGAATACGTCACCTAGCTTTCTACCAAACTTGTCAGTACCGTGTTCGGTAACTTCAACTGGTGATTCTTCTGGTAATATACGTTTCCCAAATTCGCTGGCCTGTTCACCACGTGGGGTGTTCAGGCTTTCAATTGGTGATACTGATTCCGGTGTGTTAATATTCTGTAGTCTTACATTATCTACAGTATTATCTTTACGGATTTTTACAGTGTCTCCGTCTATCATCTCTTGAAGTGTACTCATTGTTTCTCCTGTCGAGTTATAATCGTGGGTTACTAATATGGTCCTGACCTATCCACGACCGCTCAATTGCTTGTGCTTTTGAAGCTTCTTGCTTTGCTTCGACTTCTCTTTGTACTTCTGCCATCTCTGCCCACTGCTCTAACTCGTCATAAGATATTAGTGTAGGTTGCTGGAATGATATAGACTTTAGTAATATACCGTTAGGGTCCATTTCCATTGTCCAGTCATCTCGTAATCTACTTAACTCTTTTACGTGTGTTGTTCCTGTAGGTGAATCTATGGGTGCTACTCCTGCTCTAGATAGAACCGCTGCCATCATACCTTGTTTCTCTGCAAACGCCACAACTTTCTCAAACTTTATACCAGAAGGTGATAGCTTATCTAAGGTGTTACCACCCCAAATTACTTTACCTTGTACTGTTGTTGTTTGAGAATCTAGCGAATCGAGTAGGTACTGTTTAGCCCCACCGTGGTCCCCGTTACTATGTATCAACCCACGTTTATATGTTTCCATCATATCAACTGTGGATGCTACTGTAGGGTACTGACCAGTTCTTTGCTTAACTATCTGTGATACATAGTCTTGCTTAGTTTGGTGGTCCTTCTTATTCAATGGCCACTGAGGGAAGTTTTCGACGTTCTTTGAATTCTCATGGACTCGTCTCACATCTTCAGTAATCATTTTAGCGGTTCTACCCTGTCTAATACCTTTAGCTACTTCTAGGAATTCATCATAGTTCTTCTGTCCTATATTTGCCTGAGTTTTCTTATTCTTCAGGAATAGTTCAGCATTCGCTAGTTGTGCTAAAGAGTCTTGAGTAGGTCTACCATTTTCTTCATCAAAAGTATTCTCGAAGCCACTAATAAATTGAGTCATTACACGTTTCACCATAGGCGAATTTACGTCTCTGTTCTCATAGAAGTGAGCGACGAACTTTGCAGCGTTAGGGTCACTAAGTATCTTAGTAAACGCCTCGCTCTGGGTTAGTTCAGGGTTACCAGTTATTAGTGCTAGTTGTGATACGATATACGCATCTGCACTATCACCAGCTTCTTTCTCTGTATCTAACCCAATTTCTGCTTGGGCTGCTTAACCTCACTTCCATCTCGTCAATACGAGTATCAAGTGTATCGTAGGCCGCTGCTGCATCTCCTATGGTCTCTGCCTCGATTGCTGCTATCTCACCATTCGATAGGATAGAACCTACCTGTTGACCGAAGTCTGTATCATAGGCGCTAATAGCTTGCTCTCTCTTGGCTAGAGTCCCCGCATTCTGTTTCCCTTCCCAACCAGTTGCTTTGGCTGCTTTGTAGATATTAATATTACCATGCTTTAAGGCGTTATCAATTTCTTCATTCATCAGACCATTATAACTCTCGTCTGATTGGCCTTCACGTTTTAGAGAACCGTTAAACATTGCTATTTGATTATTAGCTATAGCTGCCGCTTCTTCTGGTGAAGTTGCTTTACTAGCTTCTATATTAATTTCATCAATAGATTGTCTAATCAACACACGAGACTGTTCTGCTTGCTGCATCTGGTTCCAACCATAATGTGCTTCAAACTGCTTTGCAGCTAGTTTAGCACTTTGGTCTTGCCAAGCACCAGCTATAATAGATTGTGTCTCGCTATCACCTTCGTACTTTTCTAGTACTGAGTTTAGTCCGTCTTTTAAACGTGCTTTGTAATCTTCTGGTGAATGACCTGCGAATTCATCAACTCGTACAGCTTCACCTAAATAATGATTCTGTATAGCGTTCTCGGCTGCTTGTTGCTGTGCTGCCCTGTACTCTATATTCTCACCATAAACCCACTTCTCCCAACCAGTACGCTTCTTTTCTTTCATTGAGTTGATGATACCAGCATTTGTTCCCTGTGCTATCTTCGCGTCTAATGCTCTCTGTTTGTTGATATGGGTTTTCTTCTCGTCTAGGTGCTTTGCTAATGCTCCACCTAGAGCGCTACCTACTTTCTCTACGCCAATGTCTAGGCTTGAGGTAGGCTTAACTTTCTGTAGATTCTGTGACCTAGCTTCATGCTTTACTGTAGGTGGGTTGATAACCCCTTCGTTAGCATCACTTGACGCTGACCTAGATGGTAATCCAAATTGTGACATGTTAGCCACCTCCTACTGGTAGTGAATCGTCTAAATCACTTGACTCTGGTTCATTGTCCATAGCTTCACTAATTTTAAAATCATTTCTCTCGAATGAACTGAAAGCCTGTAATAGCTCTCCCATTACATTAGGTGATGTTTCTGTTACACCTAAGTATGCTGCTTGAGCACTATTGACCCTAGCTAGTTCTGATTCTATTCTCTGTGATGCTTGTCGTTTATTTCTACTCATTGCGTATACTTCATTAGCTTCGGTTTGGTAAACCACATCCTCTGCTGATTGCCCTTGCATACCTGCCGCTGCTGCGTTCACTTTAGCGAATGCTTCTGCTTGGTCTTGTTGCATTTGGATTGAAGTATCGGATAGTATCTTATCCTGTTTGATTGCAGCGATATTCTTCTCTGCTGTTTGCTTACGGTCCAACGCAGCTAATCTTTTAGACTGTGCTGCGTATGACGCGTTGTATGCTGCCTTGGTTTGGGCGTTCTCACCAGTAGCAGCTAGTTGTGCTGCACTTAAACCAGACTGCACTGCCTGTGCGTAAATTGACATTACATTCTCCTACTGGATTGATGGTACTTGCCTTGCCAGCTAATACTAGATATTGATAACCCTAAGTAACCTTCTGTGTAAAACTCTGCTTCTGCTAAGTCAGCATTCTGACTATAACTAAACTTTACATCTCCGGTATGTAGTGGTGTTTCACCGATTAAACTACCTAATCCACCAATAAATCGACTATTAAACTCTTGGTCGTCCCATTCACTAAAGTCTGAAACTATCTTCATACTTACGTCTGCGGATTCGACTAGACTTAATATAAACTTACTGACGTTTAATCTATCGGATGTTATTGCTACACCTTCCTTACTTACACGGAATGGTCTTGTGGGTCTGTATGCTGACCTGAATTTCTTTCCTACGTATACCTTACATGCTTGCCCGTCACTGATGTTCTCGTCGAACTCAATGATGTTGGCTATGTTAGAGTATGCAGCTATATTTAGTGGGTACTCTGTACCATCACCTGTTACTACTACTGTGTCTTCATCTATCAGATAATCTATTGGCGTTGCTACATCTGCACCGTTCGCACAATCTAGTGTTATTAAATCATCTAAGAAAATATCGCTTGTGTTAGTTGAAACACTAGAGTACATACTAAGAGTCTTTACTATCACTCTGTTATTCTCATGGCATATAAGAGTCAGTGTATCCTTCTCGAACGTCATATCAATAATAGTAGTTGTTTCTGGTAATACCCATTTACTCCACGACTGCTGCACTAATTCCCCATTGTTCTTACGGAATTGTTCGAATATGAATAACTCATTATTCGGGGCAGTTTTTGTAGTCATAGCTATCATATTAATATTTGAGTTGGCTGTTAGAGATTCTACTTCACCAGTCATATATCCAATAACTTGATGACATACGGACTTCGCCATATCTTGTGTAGTATTCTCTTGGCCTGTATAAACCTGTAGTCCTGAGCTATCACCAAAATCCATTGGTAGATAAACTTCATTACCCATAGATACGGGCTTGGTACTGGTCTGTACATCATAGGATGTGGTCAAAGGCATCGACACCGTTTGTGGGGTCACTGCTTCTGTACCGTTTATTTTAAACTGACCGTTAGCTGCTACTATTAGTAAATCCCTATTGTGGGTTGTTATACTATGTAGCGCGTCAATGTTAGGTGCACTAGATGCTACACTAACTGGGTCTGTTACTAATAGTTGTACTGCTGATGCTTTCCACCAGTTGTACAAGTCGTCTGTTTCTGACATAGACACAGTATCTTCTGCCATTACTACTAACCGTTTCTGGAAGTAGCTCATACCCGTAATCTTCTTATCTACGAAGTGTGGCTGAGGGGCCGAGATATCGTCACCAGTACGTCTTTCATTCCACCCTACCGATGGCTCACCTACAGTAAAATCGTCTGTAGAATCGTTATACACGATGGTGTGAGGCATTGTTGAGGCATCAAGTGCGTAATCTTCAAAAGGTGAACGCTGTTCGGCCCATACAATCTCTTCCAGTATTCTTTCTGCTGGGGTAGCTGCTTTTAGAGAAGAGTCAGATGTCCCTACAGCCTCAAGGTAGTATGTACCCTTATCTGATATAGGGTTAGGCTTTACTGTGATACGTGTACCATGTACAGCATACAGTGGTAACCCGTCTACTCTCTCTACTTCTTTATTAATTGCTACTATTGATTTAGAGCCTTGGCCAGACTGTACGTTCACATCTGGGAATTCTCCATCATCCCTCCATATAGCTACGGATGAACCTAGAGCTATAGCGGATATATCGGCTTGAGGGTTTAGTAACGCTGCTATCTCTTCTGCAACTTTTGCAGTAGCCCTTGCTTGGTCTGCTGAATCAAAGTTACCTGATGTGCCTACTAAGGGTGTAGAGTATACTGCTGTTCTTTGGTTTATTGGTCCCGGGTTTGCCCAAGCCAATACCACGTTTACTGTAACAGTTTCACCATAGTTCATAGCATCTACAACATTGATGTGTGCTACGTTCTCTATTGTGCTCTCGTCTGTGCCTGTAGACATGGTTACAGTCTTATCTTTGTTTAGTACAAATGTAGTATCATTGATGGTCTGTAGGTCCATGTTATCTTTAGTACCAACATAGCCAGTAAGGTTACCCGTTACTGTTTTCTCTACATTATCTACGAAAGCGGTTACTGTCCCGTCCTCTTCTACTAACATTCTAAAATCTTTATCTCCCCGTCTATAGGAGTGATGTTTTACATCTGCTGAGGTTGAGTCTAGTAAGTGACTAGTCCATACCATAGATGGTCGCCTTGTTAGCTTCTTCACTGGGTCAGACCGGAAATTTTCTTGTAATCCTGCTTGACCTTCAGCTCTGTTTCGGGGCGATAATGTACTAACACCGTGTACGGGTGTTGGGTAAGAACCTTCAATTCTCATTAGTCTCTCCTGTTATACGTCAGGGTCTCCGAAGAATCTGACATTATTATGCGCGTATGGTCTAACACCACCACGTGCTTGTCTGACTCTCGATTTATTAAATGTATTGTATTGACCTTGTTCTAAGTCATCACGTTGTACATCAATTAGAGCGATACCAGCACTACCTGCTAGGTCTCGTTGCTTTTCTGTATCTTCTAATTCATCTCTAACGAATTCTACTGCTGCTGCATATGCACAGTACTCTTGCATAGACTCGGGCATATCATCCCATTCTAATACACGTACTATACGATGTGCTTTTACATTAGCATCGAATTGGTATGTTTGGTCATACTTATTGTATAATTTACCTGCTCGTTTAATTACACCTGCTGTATCATCTGCTACAAAGGTAGTAATTTCTGCGGGTATAGTAATTTCTTTTGTTATTGGGTCTGGTTGGTATGTAACATTATAATCAATGTTGAACCACCACCCACGCTTCTGAGCGCGTTTTCTAATCCTATTTAATGTAGTTCTAGCGTTCGCTACGTCAGGATGTGCTGTTGTTACGTCATTAACTACATTAGAGCCAATCAGTTTTAACAGCATATTTAATGCTTCTAATTCATCCATATTAATTTCCTTTGCAAAGAAAAAAGATATAGAAACGATATGTCTCTATATTAGTGTTTAAAAATAACACTTATAAAGCCCTCCAATGAAGAAGGGCTTGAAAGTGCTACTCGTTATTAAGGAGTTGCAGTCTCTAAGTCTGGGTCGAATCTGTAGATACCACCAGCCATCTCTGCTCGGTTAGGAGTAACACCATACGATAAGTATGAGTCAATGAACCATTGTAGTTCAATATCAGAGTAGTAAACTTTAGAAGTTAGTGGAATTGTTTCACCAGCTAATAGAGCTTTAGGCATAAGAAGTAATACTTTACAGTTAACGTCTGCTTGAGTGACGTTGTATGCGTTACCGTTACCAGCATTAGATAGATAATGGGTTGTACCAACATCTGCTTGCTTAGGGAAACGATTAGTTACTTGGATTCGTACACCGTTAGATTGAAGAACTTTACCCGCAGCGTAGTCGCCATTAGAGGTAGAGAAATCTTTGTCTAACAATTTGTCGTTCTTAAGAAGTGTGTAATACTGCTCTGGACGCATTAATAATACGGCTTCAGCAATATCTACATCTTTCTCTTCGATACCTTGACATAAGTCTTGGATTGCTAATTCTAGCAAATCAGGGTCTTTCTCGTCATCTACTGCATCTAGAATTACTACTGTTCCACCTTGGAAATCTACTGGTGCTGAACGAGTGATATCAGATGGCTTACTTGAAGAACCACCAGTGATAGCGTCTGCCCAACCACCTAAAGATACTGCCGCAGGGTCTACGTTAGTAATCTGTGATGCTTTGATACCTTGAACTAGGAAAGATTCATCGAAGAATTTACCGATTTCTTTACCATGTTCTACACCTACTTCCATACGCACGTCGATGTGAGATAAGAAGTCATCTAGCAAGAATTGATTTGTACGAGCTAGTACAATTGTGTCAACCTTGACTGAGATGTTATCGAAAGTAGGTGAGCTGTCACTTGGACGAACGCCACGAGATACTTTCTGTAATGAGCTATGGCCCATTCTATCGTTAGTTATTGTGTCTGTTCCACGTACCGATTTAAACTTAAAGAACTGACGCATAAAGCTATCTTTAAGGAAGCGGTGTTCCACTTCTCCACCATACTGTTCGATATACAGTGGGTTTACGTTACCTGAATCAATGCCACCCTGATGTCCGTCACGGACTTGGGCTGTTGCTACTGCTTGACCTATAATTGACATTTAGCTATTCTCCTAGGAATGTCGTTTTTGTTTTGTTCTCATGTCTGCTTTATTAGCTCCACTACACATGGGATTAGAGAACGGTTAGATGCCACGGTTGCGTGATTGCATTCGTCGCTTATTTAGTGCTTTGATTTCCGGTGAGGAATCATAGCTATGACCCGCAGCGATAAGTTTCCTTAACTCGCTGTTGTAACCGGCTTTATCTAAAGGTTTCCCTTTATAATCTTGTGATAGACTATCTGCTACTTCTAAGTCAGCCGCTTGACTAAACTCTGGTGAAGCTTTAAATACAGAAATTAGTTCTTGTACTGCTAACTTGGCGGCAATACCACCTTGTGCTAATAGTGCATT